TACGACTCCACTAAGTGCAACGACTCAAGCTACATCGGAAGTTATTCCGATGCGTCCGAAATCAAAGCGCCGAATGGTTATCGTCAGACAAGTGTTGACTTTAACGGCCTGAAGCCCATCTTTAAGTTAGATACATACCTGGATACCGCTTGCGATAACTCTGCACGCGTAAGAGCAGCTCAATCCATTGCACCTAAGCTGAAAGGCTTGGTGATTTTAGGTGAGTTGCGCGAGTCCTTGGATTTAATACGTCACCCTGCGAGAGGTTTACGATCAGCAATTGACCGTTATCTCAAACAGGCGAAACGAGTCCGGAGCCGCCATGTTGCGAAACATGGTAACTCCAGGATGTCCGAGTATCGCCGCGATCTTGCAGACTTGTACCTCGAGAACTCATTCGGCTGGCAACCCATTCTTAACGATATATCAGATGGTTATGACGCGTACCGCGCCATAGCTGTATCTGAAGATTTCGTTAGGTTTGTGGGATCCCAAAAGATGAGCAGGACATTCAAACGCCAAAATGTTACGTCACATGGATTCTACTATGTGATAGTTGACGAATGGCAGTCCCAATTCGTTGAGTACAAGCACAAATACTACGGAGAGATCAAGCTCAAGGTGCAAACCAATGGTTTGCCCCGACGCTTAGGTACTATCCCAAGTGAATTTATTCCGGCTCTATGGGAGTTGATGCCGTGGTCGTTTGTTATAGACTACTTTGTCAACGTCGGTGACGTATTAAACGCCACCTCTACCATATTTGCATCGGATTTTGCTTGGGTAGCTCACACTAAGCGTGTCAGGCAAGGCTGCCTGTCAGAGACTGTGATCCGTGATAACCCTGACTTTATTTATTCTATAAGTCAGGACGGCCGTAGTAGAGTCTATCGCAAAACCGTAACCCGCTCTGGATTACCTTCAATCCCATTTCCGTCATTTCAGATCGACAACCAAGAGGACCATCGTAGACAATTGTCTAGGTTCTTGAACATTGCCGCGCTGATAACGACGGGTAGGAACGATAGGAATTACAGGCGATAAACGCAACTTGCAACATGTACCTTAACTGAGGAAAACCATATGAGCCAAATAGCGCTCACAAACCCCGTGGTCGGAGCGTCCGTTTCCGACTTCACGAACCCGACGTACACCCTCTCTGAGGATGTATATCCGGGTGGAAACAACGGCCTCCAATTCGCTGTTACAGCGCTTGGTGGTACGCAGGCTGACGTCCTTACACACTCGATTGCACGGCCCTTCACCTTAACGGTGAGTCGGCCGAAGAATCTGGTATCCCTAGGGGTACCGGGTCCGGACGGTTTTTATAACCGTGTCGGCATGAATGTGTTCAAAGTGACGGTCCGCAAGGGTGTTGACGTAACGACTTCTGTCGCAGGCAACCGCCCCAGCAGGCAATGGCTGGTCTTGATCTCAAGATTCCAGCCGGAGCAGCTTCTGCTGACCTACCGAACGTCAAGGCTATGATTAGCTTGATGATCGGCGCCCTCAACGATTTGTCCGATTCCTTGGACGAACTTGTTGTGGACGGCCTCCTTTAGAGGCAGGTTCCGTTGAATAAACCAATCGTGGAGTTATTATGGACTATCCTACAGCTCTTTCAAACCATGTTATCGAAGATCTTAATAAGTTCTTCGAAGTCGTCCCAATGGATCTACGTACTGATCTCGATGACACTAGCAATTGGAGTGCTTTTAACGGCACTATCCATGCTGCTGTTTCTAAGTCTTTACGCTTATCCTTAGTAAAGAAGTTCGAACCGGAGCAACCGGACCCTTCGACGCGAGCTCGCGCAACTGCGCTGTTCGTTGAATCGAATTACCGGTGCTCTATGGTCGAACTCACAGACCCCCGACTCATCTCCGAAATGCAGCATCTTGCTGCAAAGGAGCTTGGAGAGTTGCCATCCTGGCAGGAACTACTCCTGGACTCACGTCCAGGTCCCGGTGCGTCTGTTGCTTCAAAGGGCAGAAATTCGCTCTTTGAGAAGCTATTTACGAATGAGATGACAGCAACATCTGAAGCCCTCTATACTGAGTGGCTGCGATTAAGCCGTCTCAAAACTTCGTGGTGGATCGCCGAACTTCAGCGAATCTCACTTACGGGTGGTCGAGACGTCAGTGTTGTAACTGGTTCTTCCTTCGGTACCGTGCCAAAGAACTCTGCTATAGATCGGACGATCTGTACAGAGCCTTCCTTGAATCTACTCTTCCAGAAGAGCCTTGCGGCTCATTTGGGAAAGATTATGAAACGCCTATACGGCTTCGATAAGGCATCACAGCCTGACCGGAATCGCGAATTGGCGCGTCAAGGAAGCATCTTAGGTAAGTTAGCCACTATTGACTTGTCGTCTGCCAGTGACACATTATCACTGAAGTTGGTGGAAGCAGTTCTGCCTTCCGATTGGTATGCTGCAATCCTTGATTGCAGGTCACCGATGACAAGTATTGATGGTGTTAATGTCGAGCTTAACATGGTGTCCTCTATGGGTAATGGTTTTACTTTTACCCTTATGACATATGTGTACTCACTCATGCTCCGTGCACTTTGCCGGATTCATGGGTATCCCTTCACTCGTTTCGATAAAACCGAAAAGTGGACTGATTTCAAGTCCTGCCGGACAATGCACCAACTTAGTGCTGAGTTCGGCGTGTTTGGGGATGACATCATTTTGCCCGTAGCTCTTTATGA